GGGTACTTTTCGCATCGTATCGACGAGAGATACTGACTCCGTAAATGCTCGATTCGTCGTTCTTCGAAGTGTATCGACGAGCGGAAGTGTCTCCGTGAGGATCCGGGAAGTGCTTTTTTGTACAGTATCGACGAGGGTGATGTTCTCGAGAAGGGATTTGACGGTGATTTTTACTCCCGCGAACGTGTCCGAGAGAGAGATTGCTTCGATAAATGATCGTGTGGTGGTGCGAATCACGGTGTCGACGAGGGTGATTGCTTCCGTCACTCGCCTCGAGGTTGACTTCGAAACGACATCGACGAGGGTGAGAGAGTCGAGGAGGGTTCTCCCGGTTGTTTTTCGGAATGCATCGACAAGGACGAGCGTCTCGGTGAGGAGTCGTTGTGATGTTTTGATGAGTATGTCGACGAGAGTGATCACTTCGGAGAGCGTTCTCGAGGTTGATTTTGAAACAGTGTCGACGAGTGAAATTGCTTCGGTGAGAAGCCGCGCCGTGATCTTCCCGGCGAATGTATCGACAAGAGTGATCGCCTCGAGGAATAGGCGAGTCGTTGTCCTCCGTACCGTGTCGACGAGGGTGAGTGAATCCGCAAGCGTTCGGGAAGGAGTTTTTCGAATGATGTCGACGAGAACGACTGCTTCGGTGAGTCGGCGTGATGATGTTCGAATCGTGATGTCCGTGAGAACGATTGTTTCGGTGAGTGTTGTTGAAAAAGATCCTCCGGCCGCGACGACGTTGATGTTGTCGAAAATGATGAGTGTCGAAGTGGCCTCGGTTGCATATACTCCGGCGATGAGTTCGATCTCGACTTCCTCCGTATAGAACGGAGTTGCTTCACTATGAAGCGCCGTCCATGATGAGCCGGTTGATGAATACTCCCAATATGTGACGCTGTTTTCTTCTCGAATCCGGAGATATTTGTGAGTCGTTGCGTTGTATGTCGCTTGAGTGATGTATACGTTCGAGTTGTTGATTTTTTTGTACGCAACAAGGTTCCCGCCAGTGACGAGGAAGAATAGTTTTGTCGCGGTGTCTTTATAGACTCCGAATTGCACTTCGAGCGATGTGAGCGCTTGATTCCCGGCGTTCTTGAGTTCGACGGAGACACTCGAGTTCGAGAGTCGGAGCGGGATGATGCTTTCGATTCCTTGAGAGTTTGCGCCTCCGGAATTGACGGTGATCTCGAGTTGTTGATTTGTTTCGACCACTTCCGCTCCTCCCCAGTTGAGCCATTTTGTCGCGTCGATCGAGTTGTCGTTGAAATCATCCGTGAAGGTGTCGATTGCTTCGCCGAAGAATGCCGCGTTGTATATCGCTTGAAAGTTGTTTGTCGCGTCGCCGTTTTGCGGGCTGTATTCGATGAGGCGAAAGTTCGACGTTTTCGCGGGGTATCCTCCGCTCGAATCTTGAGGATTGTCGGTGACGCTTCGCGGGTTTTGGCGGAGCGAGAAAAACATATATTTTTATCCGTTCGCGATCTCGATCTCCATGTCGACAAGTCCGGTCGAAGTCGAGTCCGGTTGTGAGACGGCGAGAAGTGCGGAATCGGCGAACACGACCGGCATACCGGTTCGATCCGGGCCGTATATGTCACCTCCTCCGGCCGCGACGATACGTCCCGAAGCAAGTCGTCGAAGGACGAGGACGTTGAATGTTCCGACGGTTGAAACGGTAGCGGTGACGACGGTGATTTGTTGAACGCCACTATCTCCGGCCGCGAGTGGAAGTTGAATCATACGGCCGACGGTTGGTGCGACTCCGAGAGCGATCGTTCCGGTGTCTCCGGCGTTGCCGTCTTGATCGAGGTATTGAACACGGATCGAGAGGTTTCCAGTGAATGCGGTCACGGCTTCGATCCATATCTCGAGGCCTTTGTAGTCCGTCCCGCCCGGTACTCGAGAGGAGTATGACGGTTGCGATGCGAGAGTGACGTTTGCGTTGAATGCATACGCTCCGGCTTTGAATAGCATGTCATAGAGAGTCACGCGCGACGTCACGCTGTTCGTGAATCCGAAGCGGGTGAGGTAGCCGGTGGCGCCTCCTCCGAATGCGTTGATTGTCGGGAATCCCGCCGTTGCGTCGGTAGGAACGACTCCGTTTGCGGTGTTTGCTCCGGCAAGTGTACCGGCTCCCGGGTTTCCGGCGAGATCGAAGATCGAGAAGGGAATCGCCGCGATCGAAGTTCGCGTTGCTGTTTTAATGATTCGAATGACTTGCTTCGGTGCGGCTATGAGTCCCGCCGGGGTTGTGATTGACATGATGTTGATGTGTTTTGTTGATAATCTTTTCTATAAGAATAACACAACGGCCACTTTTTCGAGTGGCCGTTGTGTTTCATTTGGTGGAATCTAGTCGACATCGACGTCCCATGTGATTTGAAGGGAGTCGCCGTTGATGACGTTGATCGCGGAGAAGGTTTGTCGAGCGAGGAGGGTTCCTACCGATGCCGCGTTGAGTACGCCGGATTCGGTCACGGCCGCCGTACCTGTTACCGTGAAGGTATTTTGTAGGCGAGCGGTGTCGTTCGTGACGTCCGTCGTGGTTCGAGAAGCGGTCGCGTTTGCTCGAGAGAGTCCGGAGGTCGCGAGTTCTGTTTGAAGCGCGGTGTCTCCGAGAGCCGGTGCGGTTGCTCCGGTTCCGGTTGCGATGTATGTGAACGCCGCTTCCGCTCCCGATCCGTTGATGCGGGATGCGACTCCCGCTTTTCCGGCGTTAGTGACAAGGTTTGTTCGACGAATTCGTGATGACCATGATCCAGTGATGAACGGAATTCGGATTCCGTAGGCCGCGAGATAGTTGAGCATCCCGGCCTTCACTATGCCATCCGCTCCGATCGGATTCGGTGCGTATGACCGGAAGAAGTTGAGGATCGCTTTTCCGAATTTGTTCTCGGCGAACATTTTCTTCTCGTTGCCGTATTTGTCCCGGAGAACATAGTCGACGTTGAGTTTGAGGTTGAAACGACCTCGGCTTGTTGCAAGTGTGTTCATAAATTATTCTTTGATTTTGTCTTTTTCTAGTAATACCTCCGAACCGCGCAACGACTCGATCGTCGCGTCGGCTTGCTCGAGAGTCGTGTCGATCTCGGCTTGCTCCTCCGCGCGGGCTTTTTCGATGTCATACACGTTCAATTTCTTTTGAAGGTGCGCTTCGATGTCCTCGCGGGTTGCCTTGAGAGAGAACGATTCCCGGAGTGAGTCGAGAATTGTTTCGTCACCGGCCTCGTTGACTTCGACGATGTCATATGTGACGTCGATGAAAGTCGCATTGTCCGGGATCGAATCGAATCTTTCGGCGTTGGTGATTTTGATCTTTTTCATATGCTATATAATACACTATTTATAATTTAATCGAGGGAGATTGTCTCCGGCCGTGTATAACATCGGCACGAAGCATGAAGCGATCCGGCCTCGATGTTCGCGTACTCGATTTTCAATTTCGATCCATCGGATCCGGTGTGTTCGTCTCCTTTATTGTAGAAGTTTTCCTCGATGTCGATCGTTCGACCATGCATCGGTTCACACCATTCGCACACTCGCTCGTCGGCGGCGGTATACCATTTGATCTCCTTCACGACTCCGGTTTGCTTCCATGCATCCTTGCTCGCTTCGTTCGCGACACGGAAGGTTTCAGTTCGTGCGACGCGCTCGGCTCGAACGGCGTCGTTGAATGCGTAAATATCCCGAACAGTGTCGACAAGTTGATCGAGTCCGTACCCTTCCGAGATCCCTTCCGAGAGTTTCTTCTCGAGGAGTTTGAGAGTTTCGGTTGTGTATGACTCGGACATATTCTCCATCGCTTTTGCGAGAGACTTTCGCGCCGCCGGAGTCATCGGGTCGATGTCATATCCGAGGAGTTCGGCCGCTTCCTTCCCTTCCGAGGTGTACAACGGAACGACCGTGTCCATCGCGAGGGTCGTGAGGAGTGCGATTTGAGTTTTGCTATCGAGAAGATCGTTCGCATCGAGCGCTTTTTTCTTCGATTTGAGTTGCTTTTTGAGGTTTGCGATGACGATTTTTTCCTGTTTGGCGTTATATGAGACGATGTCCTTCTTCATTTTCTTCTCGTATGAGGTGACGCGAGTGAAGAATGCCTTGTATACCGGCTCGAATTCTTCATCCGAAAGGGTAGTGATAGCGCCTTTTTTCTTGATTTCCTTCACCTTTTTCTCGGTTTTTTTGAGATCATCGGCGATCTTTTGCGCCAGTTCCGCCGCGATACTTTGTCGCTTCTCGGCATTTCGAGCGGTTCGGCTTTTGACGATACGCTTCACCGACTTCGTTGTACGCTTCGCCGGGGTTGCCTTCTCGATCGGCGCTCCGAGTGGTGTCATCGTGAACGGAGACATGACTTCATCGCCATTCTCGATCGGAGGAAGTCCGAGGAAGTGATCACGCGCTTCGTTGATACTCATCGAAGGAGCGGATCCGAGAGCCGCTTGCATTTCGCGGATCGACTGTTCACGGTTTTCCGGAATCGGATCTTTGAAGGTGAGGTATATATTCTCCCCATATCGAGGAGTGAGGTATTCGTTGAAATACGATGTGATGATTTGAATCTTCGGAAGGATTGTTCGAGCGAGGAACACATAGTCGGTCGCCTCGGCGTTTGCTCGGTTGACGTCGTCGGTGATTCCGAGAACGGTTCGCGGTACACGGAACGCGGCGAGGATGCGATCCCTCATCATCGTCATGAGGTTCGAGAAGTCCATGTCCTTTTGTGCTTCGGCTCCGGTGACGTACTTTGTTCCGGCCGGGAGAGCGACTACTTTGTGAGCATTCGCGACGCCAGTGTATGCGTTCTCGAATGACTTCTTGATGTACTCGAGTTGATCGGTCGTATATGCCGATTGTGCTTCGATGAATCCGCCGATGCGCGCTCCGTTGAGGAAGAATCGTCGGTTGAATTCCATCGCGTAGTTGTCCGCGTCGATCCATTGTGCGGCGGCCTGTACGGTTCCGATGCCTTCGAACGGATTCGCGGGATCCGAATACTTGAAGTGAATGATCTCATACGGTTGGAACGTGTGAGTTTTGGTGTGAGTTTTGAATTCGTAGTGTGAAATTGTGTGCGGGAATGACTCGGTGTTGATGATCGCCCGGGTTGATGCGGGATCGAGCAAGTACATTCCGGTCGGCTTCCCTTTTTCATTCTTTACGCCATCGAGAAAAAGATATGCGTTCCCCACTGTTTCGAGGTGTGACGCGATAACGAACCGGAGATCCATCCCGGTTGTGTTTTGGTTCGGTGCTTCGATGATGTCGAGAAGTTCCGAGTCGAGGATTCGTTCCTCGGTTCCGTCCTTGTTGATTTGAAGTATTTGAAATTCGGTTTTTTGGATTTCCTCGGAGATCGCTCGGATGCATGCGTATACCCATCCGGAATATACTTGAAACGCTTTTTGCGGGTCGACTTTCGAAGATCCCTTCCACATAGCGAAAGGATCCGCCGATCCGGATGATGAGAGGGAAGGAATCACGGATTTTTCTTTCGGTACGAATCCGATTTTTTCGAGAATGTTGTCGATGTATGACATAGTTTTGGTTTTATAATATCACCACTAGAGGCGGAACGTCTCGAGCGCTTGTGTAAAATCATCCGGAGAATCGAGACGAATCGACTGAATAGCATTCTCGACGCGCGTCGGTTTTCCTTTTTGAATGATAACACGAACCTCACCGAAGCCGATGCGCTCGATGATCGCTTTGAGTCGTTCCCATTCGATGTTTGAATGTTGTGGTTCCATATTTTATCCGAGGACGATCACTTCCGGCATCGACATTCCTCCCGATCTCATACTTGTGACGAGGGTTGTGAATCCGTCCATGAGGTCGTCATGCTCCTCGATCCCGAAGCCGAGGATTTGAGCGATGAGATCTTCCGCTCCCTTCCGAGGGAATAGAACGGTTCCGTTTTGAATGAATATCGCCGCCGCCCGGAGACGAGCGCGCTTGTCCGTTCCTACTCCGACCGGTACGGCCGGGAGTCCGTGACGTTGCGCCTCGTCGATTGCCGCGCGTTGATATGCGACGTTCTCCATGTAGAACATTGTTGAGCATAGTTTTTTGATCTCCGTTTCGACCTGCTTCATTTTGTTGATTGTCTCGAATAGTGAGAGACGTTCGTTGACCGGGTTCGGGAGGATGTATATCTTCGGCGTCCCCTCCTTTCGATATACGTTGTTTTCTTGAATGATCCGGTCGGCGAGTACACCTCCGACGATGGTCGTGTAGTCGGCCGTTTGCGCTTTTGAGATTGCGAGATCCATACCATGCCCGGCGGACATGATCGGATTGTGACTCCGGAGAATTCGTCCCTCGGTGTCGTATTCGTCGACGACCTTCGGAATCTCGTCGTAGTATTGAATCCATTCTTCTTTCACTTCTTGTCCTTCCGGCGGAACGACTTTGAGCCGGTACTCGCGCATCCATGCCGTGTGTCGCACTTCCTGTTTTTTGAGTTCGATCGCTTTTTGTGTGGGATATTTCCCCTTCCATGTACAGTTCTCGACCGTCTCCGCGTCGCCGTCTTTGAAAAGCGCATAGTCGCGGTGTGTGAATAGCGGATCTTGTTTGAGTCGCATCATGATCGCGTCGGTATGAAGGATGTTTCCCATGACGATGAGTCTCGCCTTTGATTCCTCGATCGACGGAATCACTTCACCACGAAGCCACTTCTCGGTTTTGTCTCGATATACTTTTTTATCGACCTTTTGAATTTCCTCCGGGTCGTCCACGATCACGATCGAAGGCCGGTGTTCCCGGTGACGTCGTCCTCGAATACGTTGACCGCGAGAGAGTCCGAGAATCTTCACGCCGTTTTTGAGAATGATCGACGACTTTGTCCATTCCTTTTGCTTCGACACTCCGTCACTCATGTCACCGAAGTCGGCTTTGATGAGTGGGTTCTCCTCGAGTTCGTATCGGATGTTCGCGATGAGTTCGATCGCCGCGTCCCTTGTTTCCGCGATGAGTACGATGAAAGGGAATTCGTCCGCTTGTGTGAGTGCGAGTTTGATCGGTAGTGCGACGGTTCCGGTCGATGATTTCGCGCATCCTCGGAAGCCGATGATCGAGAGGAATCGAAGGGATGCATCATCGAGGAGTTGATCCATTTCGTCATGAAAGTCCGCCGGGGTGAGGGTGAGATAGTGCGGAAGCGTTGCCAGTTTGAAGCCGGTGAGAGTACGTCGAAGATCCGCTCGAACGAGCGGAGATTCGATCATATTTTCAAGCGCTATCCGGAGATCGTTCTCCGTCGGCGATGACGTAGTTGACTTTTCGGATGATTCCATAGTTTTCGAACGCTTTGATGAGTTGCGATTTCACGGCCGGATCCAGTTGATGAACGTGTTCATGTTGGATCATGCCTCCCGCTTCGAGCGCGATCGTTCCGAGTTTACGATCGAAAACGCCCGCGTTCATTTCGGATTCGAGAAGATTTTTTTGACCGTCGATGATGACTCGTCCGGCCGCGACGCGAGCGGCGAGTCCTCCTTTCATGAGGTTGAGATCTTCGTTGTTGAGGATGTTCCACATTTGAGCGGCGACAAGGTTTGTCGTCTCCCGCATAACCGAGAGACGTTCCTTGATTTCCGCGCGATCGAGACGGAGGAGTCGATCCTTCCGAATCTTCTCCATGAGTTTTTTGATGTATTGTCGATCGAGTGAGATCGGCTCGAGTATCGCTTGTTCGAGAGAGAGTTTGACTCCCTCGATAGTGACATCGGGCTTTTGAATCATTATGTCTCGGATTCGGCTTTTGTGGTATTCCTTTTTCGAGTCCGAATACGCTCCCATTGTGTACTATTTTTCCTCCGTTACTTCTTCGGTTTCTCCGGCGACTGCTACTTCTTCCGGTTCGGTGACTTCTTCTTCGGCTTCGACGACCGGTGCTTCGACCTGTTTGAGTCCTTCGATGTGTTTTGTGAGAGTAGCAACGAGCGCCTCCGGAGTGAGTTCCTTGAGGTATGCGATG